GCCTGCCCCGGCTGTCCTTCTTTACCCGGAATGCCACGAAGATATTGTTCTTGTTCTGCAAGGTTAAGCCTAACGTACTCAGGGCGGAACTGAGCCTCAGATTGCAGGAGCTTCTGCTGAAGAGCAGGATCAGCCATTGCATTGATATAGTCCAATGCTGCTTTACCCGGATCAACCGGGGCAGGGGCCGGGGGCGGGGCGGATATTGATGTGTTAAAGCACATTTGGATTTGAAGTAAAAATTTCGGTTTCCCAAATTGGGACGTAGCCCAACGATTTCATAACTCCATTATACGGACTCATTTTGTTACAAAGTACGATGTATGGAACACCGTTGGTTTTCTCTTCCATTATAGCATCGTAAGCGTGTTTTATCTGGATGCTGTCCCTTGGTGTAATTTTCTTACTATGATTCCACGCCATTAGAACCGACAATACATTCAATGATCCTGCCCCAACGATTTCGTTGTTTTTAATGACAACATGAGTTGGAAGCCCAATGCCATCATTGTCTTCGGCGGCGCATTTAAGAACTAACTGTGCTTCTTCTTTAGATCTAATCCTGCGAATTAGTGGAACGTGACTCATTGTCTTAACTTGCTTCAGTAACAGAGCGGAAGGCTTGATAGGCTTCTAGCTTCACCATACGGAGCTTAGGACGGCCCTTGGTGGGGACAAACTTTAGCTGCATCCCGTAGGCGCGGATGTTGCCAATACGGCCACGGACAGAGCTATCCTCGCCAATAGGCAGGTCTTCCTCAAGGCTTTCAGCCAATGAGTACATCGGGGCTTCCTTGTCGATGTTCTCGGAAATCATAGTGATGTCCGCATCGCTAGGCTCATACTCAGAGCTTTCAACGTGAACCTCGTAGGCATTGAAGCTCTTGCGGCCAACGTCGTCAAAGACATACTGGCGGGTAAGCACCTCTGCCTCAATGGGGTAGGGGATGGAGTTGGTGCCGGGGGCCGTGTAGATGTAGTCGAATCCATCCACGCGCTCGTCAATAACGTGAACTCCGCCAAAGCTATTGATGGCGTACAGCTTGTTGATGCCGCCAGCCCCAGATACGATGAAGTTGCTGATGTCCCAGCCCTGCTGGTCGATAAGGTCCAAGCTCTCCCAGCCCTGATTCAACAGGTTGTAGACGAGGATGGCATTGTTGCGCGGACTATTATCTAGTGGTACTGCAATCCAATAGCGATTGTCGTGATAGACCGCTACAGCGTTGTGGGCATAGTCTGGATTGATCCGCTTGATGAGCGGGTTAATCGGGTCAGACAGGGGTAGCCCCGCGCCACGAAGGTTGTACAAGTCTTGGAAGGACGTGGAGTAGACGCCGTTGTCAGACAGGAAGAAGATGCGGTCGCCAATCGTAACCACACTCTTCTGCGCCACCAATCCAGCTTCGCGGGTGATTTCCTTCAGAGAAATATCCGCAATAGATCCGCTCAGCCCGAGCATTAGATGGATCGAATTGCGGTTGAAGATAACAGCGTTATCCTCAGTAAATGGGTGAACATACTGGAGATAGTCCGCAATGCCAGCCGTAACCTTTAGCTGGTTCTGGATGCGGTCATAGGTGTCAGAGTCGAATACGTCTGACAGCAAAATCTCGTCTTTGACGTTGCGACTAGTGATGGTTTCGCTGCCGCTGCTACCCGTGGTTGAGTAGAAGTAGGGGACGATAAGACGCCGCTGGTGGTAGACACCCCACGCAGGCGCAGGCATATGCGTGAAGCCAAGCTGGGACGGCTGCTTCTTGGCGTACACAACAGACGTAGAGGCCGTATCAGGCAGTTCTGCGTAGAAGGTGAAGCTACCTGTGCCGGGAACCGTAGCTACAACGTAGCCCTCGCCACCCTCAACCAAGCTAGTGCTGCCGTTATCAACGACGTAAACACGGTCGCCAACGAGCAAGCCATGGCTGCTCTGGGTTACAGTAACAATGCCATCCGTAATAGCCGTATTACTCGATGCATCCAAGTAGGTGGTTGCAGCGTAGTCTCCATTAGCCACCTTCGTGAATGCAGGCGTGCCGCTAAAGCTGCCATTCCATTCCAGAGCCGTAGCCCCGTCGCGGAATATGAAAACCTTGTTGAAGGTTTGCAACATATTCACGCTGCTGTTGACGATAACTCCAGAAGGGTAGGCAATCGTCGTCGTTGCCTTGGTCGCCATGTTGATGGCAACCGCGCTGGAGTACTGGGCGATGATGATGTACTCGTCGTTGTTCGACGCGGGATTTGAAAACAGGCATGAGCCAAAAGCTCCATTAGATTCAGCCGTTCCTACGATGCCGCCACCAGCCTTGGACGTACCGCTAACTGAGTAGGTTTCGCTGCCCGATCCGGTGGAAAGCGTGTAGGTAAACGTATTTAGCCCCGTAACCGTAATGGTCTTATTTCCATTGGGGTTAACGGTACCGGGACCAACGTCCACAATAGCCACTACATAGGACGACGAGAAACCGTGATTGCTAGACGTAGTGATGGTTACAGTCGTTCCGCTACGGGTGGCCGAGCTAATAACTACTTGCGGCCACAGATAGAAAGGCAGCGTAAGCGTGTCGTCTACGGTTCCAATAACGGGGCCAAACGTATCTACGCCGGGACGCACTTGCCACGTTCCATCCACGTTCATCCGCCCATTGACGGACATAGCAAGCTCACCATCCTTTAACTGGTCAGGACGGAGGCGGTTGTTGAATCGGGAAAAGCCAATATCTGCCGCTTCGGCAATAGGCGTATCCCGGCCACTAAAGCTGCTGTAACGTGCCATAGGTGAATCCCTAACCAGCGGTTAAGGTTCAACTATGATACCTTACGCCGCTTGAAATCTACGCCCTTAATTGTACCTTTGTTTCGGGAAGCATAGAACACCTGTTCGCCGCGCTTCTTCCCGTACTCTTCCATCATTGCGGCCTTAATCTTCTTACCCTTCTTAGTGAGTGGCATGGTTAACGGTAGTTAGAGGTTTTCTTAGCAATCTTCTTGGGCTGCTTAACAAACTGCTTCCCAGCCTTCATGCCCTTACGCTTGGCCCTATTGGTGGCGGCGCGTTCAGCAGGGCTAAGAGCCTCCCAAGCAGCCTTGGGCAGATAGCGTTCGCCAGTCTTGAGGCTAGGCTTGCCGGATAGGGTGCGCCATTCCTGACGGGTCCAATTAGCTAAGCTGCGCTGTTGTGGCTTCATTTGGAGGTCTTGTAGCCGCCGCCCTTCTTCTTGTACTTGAGGGCTAGAAGCTGTGCCTTCCTCGCGGACCACTGCCCCGGCTTGCCACCCTTGCCGCCAGCCTTGATGGACTCAAAGAGACGCTTCCTCATGCCGGGCTTCGTGTAGACCCCGGCTGAGTTAACTGTTGAGCGGCGTTTCACTTGCAGGGCTTACGCTTGCCCATTTCGCATTTACGTTTTTCGCATTTCATATCGCCATATTCTCCTTCGTCTTCCATCATGTCTTCCGCAGCTTCGATGGCCTCGTCGGCCTCCTTCATGCGGCGGTAGAGCATACGTTCCTGATTCTTTGACTTGCGTCCGTTGTATTCTTTCATGGTTAGCAATCCCAAGCTCGACGGGACCAATAGTTGGCAGACAGCTTATTGGTCTTGCCCTTGATTCCGCCAGAACGAGCGCAATAGCTCTTCTTACGGGCAGGCTGGTTCTTCTTGATGGTCATGTTGGCATCGCCAAAGCGGACGATGCGCTCCTGCCCATTCTGGCAGGCTTTCACCACAAACTTCTTCCCGCCCTGCACATCACGGCGCGGGACGTTGCACTTCATGGTCTTCTTATTCATCACGCTTGAGAAGCTTAATTAGCTTCGTAAGTGTATAGGCAATAGAGACTAACACCAGAATAAAGGCAGCGATTTCATTCACTTGAGTAAGTGTAATCGTTCCCAAGGAGCCTCCTACGGTAACAGCAAATACCTTCACGATGTCGTTGTCGAAGATCATTTGCGAATCAGGCTGGTCATCCGGCTGCCAAACCACCAAGCCACGGCGGTTCCGGCCAAC